CTGCCGGTCTACGTTTGAATAAAACGCCCAACTTGGTACATTATCAATTTGACCCAAATTAGCAGTTTCAATGTAATCTGAAAAAACTTTCAGAACCATAGCATTGTGGGGACTGTAGTAATATCCAGGTGTGTTTGTGGAATAATTATTTGTTGTTTGAAACACCTCCTGATTAAACTTCAATTTGTGATAGTATTTGGATACAACACGTTCAGCTTGTTCATAATCATTCCACTCACAAAAATCACCATCAATTACATCACCAGCTTTCAAATCGAGATTATAATAAAATGTCTTTCTCGCACCATTGGTGAGAGTATACGCTGACACAGGAATACTCGTATTTGACCTTTCATTTTTCAAGTCCCACCATGGATTAATATTTTTTGATAAGTTAAACTCCCACCCTTGTTTCAAACCAACTCCTCTGAATGGTTGATTGAAATAACCTGAATATCCTTTGTTAATGATTGTCAAACTGATTTCATTCAGTGGCCTTTTTTGATTGTCCCGTAATCCAACAAAATCCAAATCATAATTTGATGTTAAGTCAAAGGCGTTGGAACTATACTTTTGAGAAATCCTCGTCACATTATTTGGTGTAATTGAACTATATTCTAACTTTTTTTCCTCACCGAACACATTTTTCTCAAATCCCGCTTTGGTTATTGCAAGGTCAGTAAGGTTGGTCAAAACTTTATATTTCTTAATATAATATTTAGACCTCGTTTCTATCAAATTACTTGGATTAATAACTCTTCTAAAAGTTCCAACTGTACCATTACCAAATGTTGCTCCAGTAAATCCAATGTTAAACAAATTGAATACATGTTCCCTACTCCCAAATAATCCATTTCCCAATGAAAATACTTGAAAAATGTTGCTCCCTCTATAACTGAAAGACAATTCAACATATTCTCCTATTGTCAATCCATGTGGAGCAATACATACGAATGAAACCAATCCATTACCATTACGAGTAGTACTTGTAATCGAAAATGGAATACCACTAGATGCTATCCAATTCACATCAGTGTTTGTTCTTGAGAAATATGTAAGTTGCCTATTTCCATCATTCTCATAAGGATATGTTAGATAGTACATCCAATTATAGGTGTAAGCACTTTTGGCTTTATATTGAAAATGATTCCCTCCTACGTTAGGTCTGTAAAAATCAAATTCATAATATTGAGGGAATCCTCTCCAAATACCACTTTGTTTAGATGAAATAGGGTCTGTATAATATAGATTATATTGGAATGGAAGATACGTAGTATTGCCGGTATAAGTATTATCGTAAAGGTATGCAACTTTGAATGTTGGTCTAAAAATAGTGTTTGTTTGTCTTTCGTCATCATAAACTTGAGCCAAACTCAGAGTTGATGTTCGATCATACTCAGTAATCTCCTGGCTTTGTTCTTGAAGAGTAATTGTCAATTCTTCATTCAATGCAGGAGCACCTTTATATCTCTGACTACTTGGTATTAAAGAATATTTATTCATCTACAGAATACTTTGTTTTGAATTTATCTAAAGCACTATTACCTTTTACCATTCCAAAATAAAAATGGAATGGTGCTCCAACAATGAATCGTCCAGATGACGCACCTGTTGTAGAATAATTACCTGCGGCGTCTACACTGAAAATATAACCTCTAGCGTATAAGTCACTTACACTACTTGTCAAAGGTCTAAAATAGTTTGGAGTTGTAAGACTCGTTCTGTCCAAGGATTGGTATAGTTTATCTTGAACAATATCCACATAATTAGTCGCCCAATTATTAAGCTGTGACCCAAATATTGTGTTTTGATTTGTTAATTTCCACTGATAGAAAGGAACTACCTGTGATTTAATACCGTATGGGTATGGATAATATCCAACATTATCTGCTCCTCTGAAGTTTATTCTTCCTGGAGTTAAGTAATCTTTAACTTGAAGGTCCTCGGTTGTAGATGAAAACCAAACAGCAATTAGAGGATTTGACGGAGTGCCTAAAACTTCTACAGGCCCTAATTCATTAGGAACAATTTGATAGAATTCAGGTGAAAACTTAATTACACCCAATTCTGAGTTAATAGATAATAATTGAGCCAAATCACCGTCAATTCGAAGATCTGGTCTTGAAAAAAGTTGGTTAATTCCATTATCTTTACCACCAATAATTCTTTGTAAAAATTTTTCATCAGTAATCCTTGAAATCACAAAAAGGTTTATTAAGTCAGATGGGTCTCCATATGAAGTAGAATCCATTTGATTCATCACATAAGCTCCTGTATCACCATCCCCCAAGATAATTTCATTATAGAAACTATCCTTCATTCCAAGATTAATGATTGTTGTTGGAGACAGAAGATTCAAATCATTAAGTGATCCTACTTGGGTTGCTAATTTACCAACAAATTTATTTGTAAACTCGTTAAATGGACTACTTCTATAATAGAAGTTATTAGTATCACTTTCAAAGTATATTACATCTTTACAAAAAATAGGTGGTTTAGGTTTGTTTTGAGAATCAAAAATTGTATTAACTTGTATTGGATACATATACAATGCTCCGTTTATCCAATTGTTTACAAATGATTGAGATAATACCCCTTGACATAACCCATAAAAAAATCTCCATCGATAAGCCCACTCATTGAAATTTCGTGAATCTTTTCCTATGTCCAATAAAGGTCTCTTTAGGAATTGATAGCAACCTCCTATAACCGCATCTTTGTCAGCGCAATTTTCATTGACTTGGAAGTCAGTACCAAATCCTTCATAACATCCCAAACTTACAGTTTGACTACAGTTATTGAGTGTTTCGAAAACATTCTCATAAGCGTATTGACCCACAATATCAGGATTAGCTATTTCAGCCCCAGTTGAAAAGTTTGATGTTATAGTTGAGTTTCCCTCATCATCAATTAAATATACCCCAAACCCTAAGTTTTGTTGTAGTAATGCCGGGTTATAATCAAAACTAGATCCATCCAAAACATCTGACGATGGAAGTCTATCAGTTCTCATAACATTATTTATCCTTGAAGTAATACTCATTGGATTTGCAGTTAGACTTGGTAATAACACACTTGTATTATATGTTATTTTTGTTAAGCCAGGTTCCCTTCCTCCTTGTAGAAAATAATACCCACCACCTGATAAATCTTCAGAAGTAGTATATCTAGCGGGCTCATCTATACCACTAGACCAAGTTTTGTTTGATGTTGACGACACAAAACAGTTTACACCATTAACATTAAGTACTGATGAATTTGGTGGTCGATTGGACGCGTCATATCCACCGTAGTACCCAACTATACTAGTTGTAAATCCAGAAAATTGTGAAGCATCACCAGCAAAAAAATGAGAAGGGTAAAAAATATTATTTTGTGAGGTAAATTTTTGAACTGATATTGTACTATCAGGTAATTTTTGAATTGGAATATTCAATCTGGTATTTGCAGTTATAGTCAAATCATCTTCATTTGCCAATCCGAATAACTTACCTAATCCATACTTGTTATTATAAAGTGGTGAGTATGGGTCGACACCTCGTTGCAAAATTAAAATGTACTTTTCTGAAAATGATTCGAATAAATTTTTGATTGGCAGTTCAGAAAAACTTGTTTCGTTCCAACCAATAATAGGGAATTTTGTACTTAAAATGACCTGAGTTCCTGAGTTCATTATGTTCGGTAATGAACCGATAGTGCTTGAATTCCATAAATTAGAGGCATCTGCAACGGTAATTCCTGTCAGTACTTGGAAGTATTCAACATCAGATGGAAATTTGTAATTAGTTATTGTCGATCCTGTGTTTAATAAATAACTTACCGATAAGTTGTTTAGTTGATTGTTTGGGTCACAATACTCAACAACATAAGTTGAGGCTTCTGGATTCAATGGTGTTCCACCTATCCCCCTTTCATATGGTCCAGTATTTCCAGTATACGTCGCATTTACGTCCCTGGTAAGTAAAGGATTTACAAAAGTCAAAAGAGTACCTGAGTCTAAAGGTGCGTCATAAATTAATACTAATGTATTGTCATAATGTTTGTTTAAGTTAGTATCGAATGAAACACTAATACGATTTGAACCATTAAAATATTTTTGTCGTAAATTAAAATTATTTATTCTTTCTCCAAACGGAATATCTCTTGAGTAAGAGAAAAATTCATATAGTAAATCACTATTATTTTCATCAGTTAATAGTGAAATATCAGATTTCATTACTTTATAAACCTGATTATTATTTTGTGATTCATTATTTCCTCCAATAGTCGAAGAAAAAGACCCTGAAACAAGTTCAGAGTTTTCATCAGAAATTCCTAATTGAGTTACAGAACTAACTAAATTATTATAATATAACGATTGATTGGAAAATTGTGTTACTAAAGTACTTAAAGGTAAACTAGAGTTTTCAGGTTCTATGTCCGTACTTCCACAGTCACAAGATGAACAATCAGGGTAGGTAATTACTGGAAGATTGAATCCTTTAACTGGTTGACCCTTAACTAGTTTGAAAATAACATTTAAGGTAATTAATAACCCTCCTATAGCAGCCGCAATCGCCAAGTTTTTAAGAAAAAGACCAAAAGCCTCAAGAGCCGCAGCCGCGGCAACTCCCCCCGCAATAGTATACGAGGCCGATAAAATTGCACCAAAGATAGGTAACGCCGCTATTGCGATGGCTGCCGCGAAATAGTTTTTTGCCTGTATCTTTTCTTGTATAAAGGTAATAAAAAATTTACCCGCCCGAAATGCGTAATATCCAGTTAGAATTCCAAGTAGTCCATCAATCCAAGGTTTAAATCTAACAAATAAATTCCACACAAAGGCTAAAACATGTATTACTATTAATAAAGGAATCGAAATAATTTGGATTACTTGCATTAATAATGAAAATACAAAAAATAATATGTTGAAATTCTTGAATCCATCATTCGCAGGAAATTTATTCACAGTTGAGTTACAAGATGAATCATCGATTTCTTTTATTCCTATAAATCTACCTCTTCCTCCTTTTTTGTATTGGTCAATCAAATTTGAAACAGTATAAACCCGATTAAATTTGAATTCATAAAAAGTGTCTTGACAATCAATTATCTCGTTGAGCTTTTGAATTCTTTCTGAGCTTGTAAACCCTGTCACATAACCATTCCAATCTAATCCAAAGTAATAAGAACTTTTTAATTTATTTTTTGCGGTAACACTTGATGAATAATTTGGATCGTCATTAGAACTAATCCAACCATATTCTCTAACATTTGGAATTAAAAAACTTGCTCTTCTAGTTTGTTGAGATAAACCAGGTGACTGTTGCCATTTGATTTTGAATCTATATTTTGCTTTACTAGGAATACCAACCGTAGTATCACTCGATATTACTTTTTCACCAAACTCGTTTGTTATAAAGTAATCCAAATTCATTGGAAGTTCGACAATCCATGTTCCATCCCCATCTATGACATTTCCAGCCTGCTCCAACTCATAAACCTCCAACACAGGATTACCATCCTCATCTTGTTGGATTGTCTGTCTGATTGCTAATATTTGTCCTGGACCCGGGATAAGGTCACACAAATTCCCCATATTATCACGAGGTCTACATCCCAATTCATTTCCAAGTATTTGATTAGATCTGAGTCTAAAATTATCTTCAGTCGAAAAAATTGACCCCATGAAAACCGCAGTTGGTTGTATATCAACATTAGCGTCATCTCGTAAATCAAAATCTAATCTATTAATTGATATGTCACATATTTCAGGGTCACCCCACAAAGGAGAAATTTCAGCATTTTTAACTAAGTTAATTATTTGTGGCAAAGAATTTAAATCACTCGATGTCCTAAATTTATTTCCAGCAACTTGTGCCTCAGTAGCTAAACCAATTCTAATTAAGTCTTGAGGAGTTAAAGAAAATTCACCAATATCTGAAAGGTCTACGTCCATGACTATAGTTTGTTGCCCGAGTGGGACACCCATAATCATGTAATCACCACTATCATTAGTTTTAGTAGTGAATCTATAATACTTGTCGTAAATTTCAACAGCGGTTCCTCCCGTCAATACATCCGATCTTGAGGGTAAAGTTCCTGTTGCAGAATGTTTTGAATATGAAGGAGTGTAGGGAAGTAAATTATATCTATACCCATCTTCATTTTTATCATTTGGAGATTTGTAAGGATATATAGATGTAATCAATGGATTTGATTCATCGACTTGTTCAATAGGAATGAATATTGAAACTCTCGCATTCGGTAATCCGAATCCGTTGTTAGCAGTAACTCGACCAACTAAGACACCATAATCAGCACAACTTCTTGTGTAGATGTCTGTTTGTTGTATCTTGAGAGATAAAATTTCTAAGAACTCAAACTCTTGGTCTAATTGTACGTTAATTGATTTGTTAATACCAAGTTCGGTCTTAATTCTATATGAATCGCCCATCTATTGTCTTTAGTTTATAAATACTTTATGTGTAATTTTTCAAAGTTGATACACACATCATAAATTATAGACCAAAGTATTAGATAATAAACCTATTACGATAATGTTGTCGATTGGAAATTAATTACCGAGACTTTAATATCCTTATTTGGATATCTAATTTGATATACTTGAGAAGGTTGTGCGAAAATTGTTGAATTAACAGGTTCAATTTGTTTCGTTTCAGGGTCTGAATATTCCATTGAAGTTTCTGCTGAAGAATATTGACCACCAACATTGTTGAAGACTTTGATTGAAGAAACACTTAGAACACCACTTTGATTTTGAACAATGCTTTGTATCTCGGATAAATAAACGTTTTGTCCCAATTCTCTGACTTGAGGATTAAAATATGTTGAAATTCTGTCAACTATTTCAGCAATTACTTGTCCTGAATTTTGAGCTGAAGTTAATACGACTTGAACTTCAACACTTAAATCAATCACTTCAGCGGTGAAAATTGATATGTAATCATTCATCATTCTGTAGTTAGAAAGATATGTTGCAATGTTTTGTCTCAAAGTATTCGAAACTATATTCGTCAACTTACCCGAAGTATCATAAGATAATAACTGAATTAATATTTTATTATTATTTTCAGTTACTGATACTTTGGCTGGAGCACCAAACTCAGAAGGCATATTTCTAATAATCGATTCATAATCTTGTACAGTCACCGCTCTTTTCTGTGCTGAAAAGTTAAACGAAACATAATTTCTAATTTCTTCGAGTGATGGTAATCCCGCTCCACCAATTGCCGCAGTAACGTTATTACATCTCAAAGAATTCACCACCGAAGAGTTTGTAAGTTCAGAAGGTCCATTAACAAAAAATGAAACAGTTCCTATTTGTGTAATTACATTTGTACCTAAGTTTGTACCCAATCCTCCACCTACTCTGTATTGTACAAATAAAGTTGAATTAGGTGTTAAAGCTGACCCCAAAGATAAATTGTTTGAATATCTTTGTAAGTCGATTGTTGCCCCTACAGTTGTAAATTGGTCTAAGGCATCTTGAGCCGTATTTGTTCCTCCACCAAATGTCAACTTCTTAAACCCTTCAGGAGTGTATTCACTGATGAATCTATTTGATGTTTGTATATATCTTCCCACCTTAATTCCAGGTTGGTCAGAAACTTTAGTAGGGTCCTCGATGAATACTCTGTCTTCGGCTAATGCATCTACTTCATACCATTTATTAGGTGAACCTAAAAATTCAGCTACAGTAGGTATATTTGTATATTCAGTACCACTTTTTAACAAAACACTTGTAATACCCAAAACATTTTTTTCAGGTAAAAACAATTCAAAAAATGGTTTAACATCATTTGGAGTTATTACTCGTTTGAAAACTTTTGTAATTCCATTTACAACAAGTTCTCTTTTAGTAATAGTATAATTGATTATGACATTGTTGGCATTACGGTTTGGAATTTTAAGTCGATTTGGAAAACCTTGTGCATTGTATGGTGAGGTAAAATCAACATCGTATATATTTTCAAACACAATACCAGCACCTGAAACTTGAGAACCTCTTGTCAAAACTCCCAAATATCTCTCGTCTTCTTTATCACCAAATACAGGAACAGTTATTGAAAAATCTACTAAGGCTACAGATGGTCTTTGGCCTGGTAATTTCAAACCATAAGTTCTGGCGATATTATAAATTGAAGACCTCTGTTGTGCGTATTGAAGTACAGTTTCTTGAATACTTCTATCAATATGATAATGTAGGTTGTCCGCAACTGCCGCGTTCAAATCTAAAAACACCGAAAATACAGATGCGTCATTAAAATCTTGGATAAGTTCAGGATAGTAAGTCCTTACATAATTAAGTAACTCAGTTCTTATTCCCTGATAATCTCTGGTTGTATATGAAATTTTACGATTTGCCATCTATATTAAATATTAATAATAACAAAATCACTTTGAGCAAAACTCGATCTGTTATCTGAATAATCTATTCTAATTTTTGCAGTGTATTCTGAGGTTCCTTTACCTGGTAATCTATAGATTGGTGATTCACTTGTACCAAGTGTATTTTCTCCTATCATACTATCCACTTCTTCCTCAGGATCTGCTGGGGTTATTGTTATTTGATTTAATAAAAGATTCGGCATAAAAGTCTGAACAGCATCCCTTATATCCGATTGAATTGCATCAAACGTTAATCCATCAAAAGGCTCAAATAAAAATTCATATAATCTTGTTCCAAAATTTGGTAGATAATATCTACTTCCCTTTCTGGTTAGAAGTAAATGAATTAAATCTGACTTTACCTGTTGGTCAGCTAATTGAGTAAGCTCTAAATAATCTCCTCGTCTCGAATCTCTGAATGGAAAATTAATACCATATGTAACTCCGTTTGCCATAAAGATAAATATAAGTCCCTTGTTTTTCCTTATAAATAGCCCAAAATAAAAAATCCCGAAATATATCGGGATTAATTATTTAATTAGGACGAACAACCGAAACATTCGATTTCAATTCCTTCAGGTTTTGGTGGTAAATTCATATTACTGTAATCAATTTTAGGAACTTCCACATTTGGTTTTGGTTTCTGTGTCTTTGATAAGTCCAATGCTAAGTGTTTAGCTCCAGTTGAAATCGCCTTAGTCCTTACATAATAACATAATGTTTTCAAACCTTTTTCCCACGAGTGAAAGTGAGATGATGTAATTTTAGACAACGTAGGGTTCGACATATATATGTTC